ACATACTGACGCCAGTCGATATACTTTTTATAATCCTAATCATAAATCTTATGGTAATGATCCAGAATGGAATCGTTTTGTACACTCTGCATGGGTACATAACGGATCCGGAAATATATCTAAAGAATGGGTCGACATGGTTAAGATGCACACAGTACTAACTTCGTGTAAACAGAGTGCAACACTAACATATCAACAAAGTGTTTTGTTTTTCGAAGGACAACACAACACACTTTCAAAGAATGTTTTACAATTTTGCTCACTTAATCCGCCAACAGTAATGAATGCCAGTAACTTAATTTGGCCAGATCGTAGCATATCTTTGTTTGTTAATAATGATCGATCCTTATTGGCACCTAACCGTCACCCTAACGAACTTGGACATAAAACGATAAAAGATCATTTGATTCCAGAGATAGAACGTGTTATACTAGCTCGATGCTAGATATTGTCCAATATATTCCAGGTAAACGTAAACAAACTACTTCCGGGTGGATTAGTTTCAATGCGCCCTGTTGTATACACAACGGAGATAGTCAGGATCGTCGTATGCGAGGTGGACTTAAAGTCAACACCGACGGTTGGAGCTATCATTGTTTCAATTGTAATTTTACAGCCAGCTTTGTATTAGGACGTAATCTTTCAGTAAAAGCACGTAAGTTATTAAACTGGTTGGGTGTCCCATCTGAAGAAATAGAACGTGTTAATTTGGAAAGTCTACGGCATCGTTCAATGGAAGGACTATTGAACGATCGTAAACAATTATTAGATGCAATGGTAGGTATCAACTTTGAACAACAGGATCTTCCAGAAGCATCGATATTATTAGATAACGACACACATTCCGATATTATCGACTATCTTAAATTGAGACAAGTCCCTTTAGATTATCCATTTATGACCTTGGAACACTATGATGGTGTAGCTTGGTATGATCGTCCACATATTATAATTCCATTTACATACAATAATGTTATTGTAGGTCATACCAAACGATTTTTGGATAATAAAACACCTAAATATATAAACGATATGCAGCCAGGATATGTCTTTGGAACAGATTTACAAAAATCCAATTGGCAGCATGTAATTGTAACAGAAGGTATATTTGATGCACTATGTATTGGCGGACTTGCAGTTATGCACAGTACTGTAAACGATGCACAAGCCAGATTGATACGCAGCTTAGGGCGAGAAATAACAGTAGTACCTGATCAAGATCGTGCTGGAATGGAGTTGGTAGATCGTGCTATAGAATTAGGTTGGGCAGTTAGTATGCCAGCTTGGAAAGGATGTAAAGATGTAAACGATGCTGTAGTTAAATATGGACGACTGGGTACATTACTAACTATTATGCAGGCCAGGGAAACCAGTAAGATTAAAATCGAATTGAGGAAACGACAAATTGTCAAAGCAATATCGTAATCTTTGGGTATTTGGCGATAGTTACAGCACCCCGGGATTTTGTGTAGATCCTGCTGACAGTTTCTGGGGCTTATTGGCAAAATATGCAGGAATAAAATACATTAACAATTGCTCAAGACCTACTAATAGTTTTGATACAGTATGTCATTTACTAATTACATTAAATGATAAAATAGATTGGTCAGACGATCTTGTGATAATAGGAGTTCCTCCTCTTGAACGAGTTACAGTATTTGATGACTATAAAAATACAGAATATCTTGGATACCATATTGATACAGACAGTTGGGCAAAATCAACATTTGGTGTCCCGGGTCATCGAGGACTTGTATGCCAGAGTAATTTTGGTGGAGACCGAGTAAAAATACTGTATAACAATCGATCTTGGATAGAGACCAATGCCATGAGAGAAATATTTTTACTGACACAATGGCTTGATCGAATTGATGCTGACTACATGATTGTTAATTTAGGTAAGAATCTTAACGACAAGGATATTTGGGCACCAAACGATTTTCTCTTACCTTATTGTATAAATCACAAAAGATGTTTATTATTTAAAGATACATATCAGAGTGTAAACTATGAGATCAATAGGCCTGTTGATTTTGATACATGGCAATGGGCAGGACATCATGGAGCAGAAGGAAACCGATATTTCTTTGAAAAATCATTATTACCAAAAATAAAAGACAGTGGATTACTATGCTAAAAGAATATAGTGTTGAAGTACAGAAGTTGTTTTTAGAAATGATGCTACAAGATGCATCGAGTTATGTACGTGTGCAGAACATTTACAATCCAGAAAACTTTGATCGCAGCTTGAGACCAGCAGCAGAGTTTATTATGACTCACTGCAACGATCACAAGACCATGCCAGACCGCACACAGATTGCAGCTACAACCGGAATCAAATTGCAAGAAATCCCAGAATTGTCTGATGGGCACTTTGATTGGTTTTTAGAAGAATTTGAAGGCTTTACACGCAGACAAGAATTAGAACGTGCAATCTTAAAATCAGCTGACTTGTTAGAGAAGGGCGAATACGAACCAGTTGAAAAGTTAATTAAGGATGCTGTGCAGATTAGTCTAACCAAAGACTTAGGTACAGACTTCTGGGCTAATCCCAAAGAAACACTTAACCGATATTTTAACAAAGGTGGACAAGTATCGACAGGATGGCCACAAATGGATCGTATCTTGTACGGTGGATTCAGTCGCGGTGAACTAAACATTTTTGCTGGTGGTTCCGGTTCTGGTAAGAGTTTAGTTATGATGAACTTGGCATTAAATTGGTTACAGCAGGGATTGTCTGGTGTATATATTACATTAGAACTAAGTGAAGAGCTGTGTACATTACGCACCGCGGCCATGTTAACAGATATGAGCACAAAAGATATACGTAGAGATATGGATTCTGCTGAACTTAAAGTTAGGATGGCTGGTAAGAAAGCAGGATCGTATCGTATTAAAAGTTTGCCCGCACAAAGTAATGTAAATGATATACGTAGTTTTATCAAAGAGTATGAGATACAGACTGGTACCAAAATTGACTTTGTTATGATTGATTACTTGGATTTGATTATGCCTGTTACAGTAAAAGTTAATCCTAACGATCAGTTTATTAAAGACAAATATTCTGCAGAAGAACTACGTAACTTAGCTATTGAACTTAATGTATTGTTAGTAACTGCATCGCAGTTGAATAGATCAGCAGTAGAAGAAATTGAATTTGATCATAGTCATATTGCAGGCGGTATCAGTAAGATCAACACAGCTGACTTTGTGTTTGGTATTTTTACCAGTAGAGCAATGCGTGAACGTGGCAAGTATCAAATGCAATGTATGAAAAGTCGTAGCAGTCAAGGCGTTGGCAATAAAGTAGATTTAGATTATAATATTGAAACTATGCGTATCAGTGACCCGAGCATTGATGATAGCAATGGTTATGGTGGTCCTCCAAAACCCAGTATGTTAGATACTATCAAGACCAGAAGTTATGTTAAATCAGATTCTGATGAAGATGCTCCAAAAATTACAGCAGAAGTTAATAGTAACAAGCTCAAGCAGTTATTGGGTCAAATAAAGTAAATGTATAAAATCGAAGAGATTGAAAAAGTACACTTAGAAATTTCAAGTAGGTGTAACGCATCGTGTCCATTGTGTCCTCGTAATTTTTATGGTTATCCGTTTAACGATGGATACATTGAACATGACATGACATTAGTAGAAGCACAAAAAATATTTAGACCAGAGTTTGTGGCACAACTTAAAGAAATATATATCAATGGTAATTTTGGCGATGCAGTCATGAATGCCGAAACTGTAGATATTGTCAGATATTTTCGTTCTTACAATCAAGATTTAACAATATCCATTAGTACTAATGCCGGAGCACGAGATCGTCAATTTTGGCAGGATCTTGCTGACCTTAAAGCAGAAGTTATATTTTGTATAGAAGGACTTGATAACACACATAGTTTATATCGAGTCAACACTTTATATTCAACTGTGATTAAAAATGCACAGACTTTTATCTCTGCTGGTGGTAGTGCAACTTGGAAAATGATAGACTTCGATCATAATCGGCATCAACAAGAACATGCTCAACAACTTAGCCAGCAGCTGGGATTCGCTAAATTTCAATTAGTTGATCAAGGTAGAAATACCAGTCCAGTATACGACAAAACAGGCCAATTAACACATGTTATTGGAAAGCCAACACAGACAGAATTCGCTGTTCTTTGGAAAAGTCGTACTAAAGATGAGGTTCTATTAGAAGACATTATGCCAAATAGAATTGAAAAATCTATTGCTTGCCAAGTACAAAAAGATAAAAGCATTTATATCTCAAGTACAGGTGATGTTTTTCCCTGTTGTTTCTTAGGTTTTTCTCCAAAAACATACGGGCACGGAAATTATCACCAAGCAGCCAATAAGCAGTTCAGTCATTTGATACATAAAAACAACGCATTAAAGTATGATTTGTCAGAATGTATTAATTGGTTTGAAAGTATTGTAAAATCCTGGAATATATCTAATTTTAAAGACGGCCGTTTAGTAATCTGTAATGATGTATGCGGTGTTGGTTAACAATTTTTTAATAAATAATAAAAGAGATCCTAATCATGCAGAAAAAAACACGTAGCATTTTGGAAGAATTAGATTCAATTTACGAAGAACGTTTCCAAGAACGAGATCGCCGTTATATAGTCGAAAGTCGCGCTACTAATGTAATTGCCAGTGCTATACGATTGATAGAACAAATTGAAGAATCTTACCCTGCAGATCAAGCTGAAAATTTAGTAAGGAAATTACTAAATGCAATTAGAGATAGAGATCCTAAGAAATTTACACGTACAGTGAGAAGAACAGATGCAGATTCATGAACTAATGTCGGAAGCCGTAGTAGCCGCAAGAACAGATATTCCTGCTGCTAATGCTTCTGCACCAGGTAGTCAAAATGATCCTGGTCCTGCCTCACCTAACAAGGCTACACAAGAAAAACAAGCTGATCAACAAAAACAGCAACAACAAAAAGAAGATCAACCTGTTACTCCAGAATCAATGACCAAAGCATTGGCTCCATTGGGTGTAGTATTGCCATATCAACGTATGCAAACTCTACATCAATATTTTACTAAAATTGGTGGTAAAACCACACAACTTAAAAAGACCGGCGACCCATATGCTGACACAATATTAACAATGTTTGGATACGAATTAAAATGAATTTATTAGAAGGCGGTAATGTCTTTAAGGACTCAACCGGGCAACCACTTACACGTCGTATCAAGCAAGATGAAATTGCTCCTACTATTGCTTGGGTAGAAAATATCACAGGTTTAGACTTTACTAAAGAAAAGCATGAACGAGATAATTTACCAGTTAAATGGTTAGGCTCAACAGGTCGTAAAGCTGATTCAGGCGATTTAGATTTATCAGTTGATGCCAACGAAATATCAAAAGATCAATTAGTTTCTCAATTAACCAACTGGTGTCGCCAACATAAAGTAGATCCTGCACGTTATATTAAGAAATCCGGAACAGCCGTACACTTTTTTACAGCAATCGATGGCAATCCTGCTAACGGTTTTGTACAAACAGATTTCATGTTTAGTAATAAACCTAAGTGGACACAATTTGTATTAAGCAGCGATCCCGGTAGCAAGTACAAAGGTGCTCTACGTAATATCATGATGAACAGCATAGCCAAAGCAATGGGCTATAAACTGAATCAGAATACCGGTATTATGAATCGTGATACTAATGAAATAATCACCGATGATCCCAATCAAGTTGCTAAGATGCTGTTGAATCCTGGTGCAACTGTTAGAGATTTATCCAGTGTAGAATCTATACTAAAAGCCTTAGAAGCAGATCCTAAACGTGCAGCTAAGATTGCCGACTTTAAAGCACATATGGAACGTGAAGGTATTCCATTTGATGATGGCATTTATGAAAGTGCTAACCCATATGAAGAATATAATGAAATTAGTTTCATGGCTCGCCTTCGTGATCGTATCGTTAATCGTGGCATGCAGGTTATCGTAGAACAGACTAATTTAACTGAAGGTGTGCGTATTGAACATCCTGAGGATATGTTGTTTGATCAACGTCCGAGTCAGGCAATTAAACAAGCATTACAAGGTATTACTTCAGCTGCTAAAAATCCAATGTCAACTACCACAGTTAAATGGGATGGTAAACCTGCTATTATATTCGGTCGTAAACCTAACGGCGATTTTGTATTAACTGACAAATCGGGATTTTTAGCCAAAGGATATGATGGATTAGCCACCAGCGTTGATCAAATTGAAAAGATTATGAATATGCGAGGCGGTGAACGTACTGAATTAATCAACATCTATCGTAAGCTATTTCCATTACTGCGTCGTTCAGTACCGCAAGATTTTCGCGGATATATTCAAGGTGATCTATTGTATAGTGATCGTCCTACTCGAGTAGGCGATAGCTATGTGTTTACTCCTAACACCGTAGAATATCGTGTTGCAGCAGACAGTGACTTAGGTAAGAAGATTGCAAAAAGCACTGCGGCGGTAGCAATACATACTAGCATTGCTGCGCCAGGTGCAGCACCAGAGCCTATTCGTGCAGCAGCACTAACCCCCCCTCCTGAAATGTTAATCTTAGATCCTAGTCTTAAGGAATCAAGACAGATCAAACTCAACAATGCTATTATTCAAGATCTCAATAGAATTGTACAAACATATGGCGCACAAATGGATCAAGCATTTAATCCTGCTGCATTGAGAGATAAAAAGATCAGTAATTTGCCAGCACTAATTAAAACCTATATCAACAGTCGTGTACGTAGCGGCAGTTATGATAACCTAATAGGTGGTTTTGGGCAATGGGTACAAGGTCGTGAGCCTGTTAAATCCCCAAGAATCTTCCAATGGGCTAACGAAAATAAACAAGGGCTCGCTGCTATTTTTAAAGCATTTATTGACCTAAGCGAACTTAAAAATGAATTGGTTAGACAGTTAGATGCACAGGGACACGATGTACAGGCCAGTATTAACAATGAACCTGGGCACGAAGGTTATGTAGGACCTGGTATGAAGTTTGTAGATCGTATGCGTTTTAGCCAAGCAAACTTTGCTAAAAATAATCCAGAATTAACCTGAACTGACCCATTTTAGACAAATCGACTAAATAAGTGTAGGGACAACACGATCCCACTTAACAGGAGATTTAAAAATGGCATATTTTCCACCAGCAAACGGTGATGCACAACCAGTATTTGCGTTAGACATTAACAACGGTGCACAAACAGGTAATATCGGTTCGAGCTTTGCTCTAGTACAACCACAAGGTCCTAAGCTAGACTTTTTCAAAGTTCTAGTTAAGAACGGTTCAGCACAAGCTATCGATCTACGTAACGAACTAGGTAACATCACAGGTTCAGTATTTTACCCAGGCGTTGTTAAGTACATCAACCAAGCTGTACAAACAACAGCAACTATCGCTATCTACCAAGTAGAAGGCGACGCAAGTGGTCAGATCAGCTATGCATTGTACCCACAAGCTGAATGGACAAACACAACTCTACAAACAGCTCTACAAGCTCTAGGTAACGTTCAAATTACTTCGAGCAACGGTACTGTTACAGGTGTTGACGTTTCTGGCACAACAGTAGCAGCAAACGAAGGTATGAAACTATACTAATTGTTAGTTTTATAACAAACAAGAACCCCGGATTTATTTCGGGGTTTTTTTTGACCGTTAAATACGTACATTATGCAACCACTATCATTATGGCCAGTGCAAATGTACGTATTTGTCTGGGACGAACACGCCGCACATCAAATTGAATTAAAACAAGTTTGTAGAGATTTAGAAGCAAAGAAATATGTAAGCAATGTTAGTAATGAAGTTAAACAAGGGCTTTATGAAAGCGGATTTAACTTTGTTAATATTTCTAATGCTTCTGTTTCGGCTTGGGCAAACTGGGTTAAAGATTCTGTACTCAAAGCTGCAAGACATGCCAATGCACAGGAATGGCCTGCTGGATTAAACGTATCTGTAGATTTACACGAATCCTGGTGCCATATAACTAGAGATGGCGGTTATCACGATAATCATATACATCCTAATTCATCCTGGTCTGGAATATATTATCTTGATTGCGGAGATATGAATTTTGAAACTAAAAACGGCCTTAATAGATTCTACAATCCTTTGAATCCCAATTATTCTGATGCAGGAACAGCTTGGGCAACGTCTGATAATAATGTAGATCTTAATGCTATATCCGGTATGATGATTGTATTTCCTAGTTGGATCGATCATTCGGCATTGCCATATCGCGGTAAAAATGATAGATTTATACTAAGTTTTAATAGTCAAATTAAGTTGGTAAAATGACCGTAAGAATCAAATGTACCACTCAATTTGATATAACAGCTACGGGTGTAAGAAACCGTTCGCATAAATCTCGCGTTCCTTATTACGACGATTCTGGGCAAAGAATAGTCGATGATTCAAGTTGGGTGAAATCTCGTAGCCAACAGAGTAATTGGGAAACTGTTAATCAAATAATTTCTATGCGTACACTACCGGAAAATATATCTATTCCAGTGTATGACGAGAATACTAAACAATGGACATTTGAATTTGACGTTATAAATCCCGAAACAGTTGAAAAAAATAACAATCCAGTAGGTTTTTTACAGCACGATTGTAATTCTGTACCTATGATTACCGGATTGAACGAACATTTTATTGAATCTACAGTTTTAATCACTGATGGCGACAATACTAATATATGGTTCGTAGTAATAAATAAATGATGAAAGGAACACGGATGGTTGATACTACAGACATCGAGAAGAAAAGTCTCGAAGCTCACGTTGAATTATGCGCCGAGCGTTATCGTTATCTCGAAGAAAAACTTAATACCCTTGAAGATAAAACAGATAAAACCAATGTTATGGTTACTGAAATCAAAGGTATGGTTCAAACTGTAGTAAACAAACGTAACGATCAATTAATCAGTTGGGGTTTGGGTATTATTGTTGCCTTGGGTAGTGTAATTGGATGGTTAGTAACACACTATATCCTTAAATGAAACAAGATCAATTAATCCAGCGTTTAGAACGCATTGTTGAGCCAGAATTAGATCAGCTCAAAGGAAATATGATATTCCAAGAAAATGGACAATATCATGTTTTTGAACAATATGTAATCTCTAAAAACGCTGATGGATTATATACAGTAGATAAAAAAAGATATAATGTAAGAACATTTAGTTCGCTAAGACTAGCACTTAGTTGGTGTATAGCAGACAAATATGGGCAATTAGATTTATCTAATAATCTACAAAAATTAGATCAAGAAAAGTCTGCAATGGCATCCGATGTAACTGTAAGAGAAGCCATGCTAAAACAAATACAAGATCCCGATCGTAGGGAGATAGTAAGATTCAAGCTAGCTACCAAAAAAGCTAATTTAAGATCGGTGGAGAATCGTTTGACCAAATGTGTTAATTTGGCTAAATACTGGCAAATACAAGGATTTAACTCCAATGAAACTGCAAGAACTAGACGCACTTAAAAACAAACAGAAAGTATCTCGTATACTAGAAGACCGCTTGGGACAGTCAGCATTGTTTGACAATCTAAGCCGTTCGCAATCAAGAGCTATGTTAACACGTATTCGTGGTTTAATTCGCGAACATCGTAATAGCCCTGAATTCCATTACAGCGAAAAAAACCCAGCGTATCTTAAGCTAGTAATGCTAGAGCAAGGTCTAGTTGGCCGTCTTAAAGAAGCCGAAGTTATGATGCCTGTTGATACTAAAGATCCTAAGATCCAACAGACAATGAAAAAAGCCGAAGCTGGACAAACATTGAATCCAGATGAACAAAAGACTGTTACTGCTATTGCTGCTCAGAAAACTGAGGGCAAGAAAAAGCGTATGGTTAAAGAAAGTGAAATCCAGCAAGCACAAGTTGTTATGGCTGCACAGGATATGGTTGATCGTTTGCAAAAGATGATGGAAGAGATTTCGTCAATGCAGTTTAAAGATCTACCAGCACTAACAGATTCTATCAAGAACGACATAGGTGTTGAGCAAGCTACACAGTTCCAACAAAGTGCGGCCGGTGCATTAACACAATTGCTAGCAGCAGTACAGCAAGGTAAAACTCAAATGGAACAAGCACAAGGTACACTAACAGGACAAGCTCCTACTGTGCCTGGTGCAGGTGACATGGGTGCAGCTCCAGTTGCACCAGAAGGTGACGAAGAATTGAATCCTTTTGATTCGGGTGAAGAACCTCCTGCTCCTGGTGAAGAAGAAACAGACGAATTAGGTAACGCAGCCAGTTTAGGTCGTGACCGTCGCAGTGTTTCGGAAAGCCGTCGCAGAGTCGTAAAGAAAAGCAGATAATGCGTTTATACGAGTTTGAAAATCCTATTCAGTCCACTAACTCTGAGGAATTGACTGCATTAAGCCAATTCCTCATTGGACGTGCCGATGATGAAGGATCGAGAAAGACTATTTCTGTTGATGCCTTTTTAAAAGCAGCTAATGATATGGGTATCAGCTTAACTCGTAGTCAATTAATTTCGCAATCACAACAAGAACCATTAAACAACTTAATTCAAAATGTCAATGATGATGAAGTAGTATTCAAAGGTAGCGATGAACCAGAAGATACTATGACAGTAGATCAAGCAAGAGATACAGTTGATTCAATGGCTAAACGGGCAACAAATAAAAAAGGTCTATAATGAACTTGGTATACATTCACGGTGCTTCGGCAACCGGGGATAGTTTCAATTACATTCGGCATCATCTTGATTACCCTAACGAAACAATAATAGAGTATAATAGTCAGAATGGCTTTGACCGCAATCTTGAATCAATGAAAAAGGTTGTCGGCGATTTAAATGATATTGTATTTGTATGTCATAGTTTAGGTGGTATATATGCACTACATCTAGCAGATACATTCCCAGATCAAGTACTAGGTGCAATTACAATGAGTACACCATATGGTGGTGCTGAATCTGCAGATTATGCCAAATACTTTTTACCATTTAGTAAGTTATTAAGAGATATTGGTCCTGCTAGTGGTCCAATGAAAACAGCTAGCCGAATTAAGATACAGCATCCTTGGACTAACATAGTAACCACAAGAGGTGATAGTCCTTGGATCATACAACCAAATGATGGAGTAGTAACGGTTAACAGTATGAAACATCGAAAAGAAATGAA